AAAAATTTGCATTGTATCAGGGAAATTTGGGTTAAAAGAAATAAAATCTACCCATTTAACATTAGGGCTTACAGAAGCCATTTGCCATTGTATCTGAGACTTATACTTACTGGGAACTTCCTTACTAATAAGTGTATTAGTATGGGTAGTTTCTATAGGGCATTTAATCTCAATAAGCCCTACATACTTACCTTCTTCTTCAGAGTTCACAGCTCCGTCTGGACTAGCACCACTATTTTTAATAATAGGATGGTCAAAGAAACCGACCTCTGTTACAGATACCCCTCTAGTTTTTTCATAAAGCTCCCTAGCAGCAGCCTCCCTTTCAATACCATCTAGCATAGCCTGATTAACAAAACTATCACCTTTCTTGCCTGTTAATCGTTCTGATACAAGTTGGACAAGGTAGTTTTGACGAGATGTAGATACACCTGTTTTAGTCTTGGCGATAACGTCTGACAAACGTGATGCTGTCACTTTCCCCAATCTCTGAGCCATCCATGATTCATTGATAATGCCATCTATTCTTTGTATTTCCATTATATAAAGTCCTTACTAGCAACTGCTTTTAAAGGTGTTTGCTCTGACTCCGGCAAATCTTCACCACTATAGATATATATACCTATGCCATGTAATGCAATAGATTTAGCAAGACAACGCTGCATAGCTGTATTAACTGCCATAGCATCTGGGTTAGGGATAGCTTGGTTTCTAAAATTAAGCACAGGTAGTTGAGCTGTCATAGACTTACCAAAAGCATTAACTGTACAGAATACCATTAGCGTTTCACCAAACTGCATAGGTGAGCCATAAGACCAAGTAGCTTGTGGGTCTTGTTGTAAAAGTGTATCTACTGCGTATGCCCAAGATAAATAAGATAGTCCATTTTTCTTTTCAATATGTTCACTTACATTAATTTTGCGTAAGTCGTTATAGTTCATCTTTTGCTCCCCTGTTACTTGTTTGAGTGTTTTTAATACTTCCTGCTGGTGTTGCTCCATCATTACTTGGTCGTAGTGTTGTTGTTGGCTCATATCCGTTCTCCAAATTATATTGTTCTAAAGCCATTTGTTCTTTGGCTTCCCATTTATCATTAGACTCTTTAAGCTCTGCTGTGCATCTGCGTAATTCTTTTAATACATCCACTAGAGTAAGCGACATATAAAATATCCGTAAAATATTATTAAAAACCACTTTACACAATAAAAGAACCTTTTTGTAAATTTTCTTTGTAGCCTTTCATTAGTGATAATTCTAAAAAACCTATCCATTTTCTTTTTCTTCCAAAGAATCTATCATTTTGTCTAAAACATCTTTCATAGCTAATTCTACATCTTCCCTTTTCATATTCTTTGCGAGTGAATCAGCTATTTTAACACATTTTGCTGCTTTTTTATCGTTTGATGCAGTAATAGCTAATGATAAAGCTAATGTTAATGCTTCTTTATTATCTTTAATCATATTGCACCTGCTAACTTACCCATAATCTGTAAACATAGCCAAATGTACCCATAAAACGCTATACATATTACAATCATTGTTGAAATTTTCATTTGTAATCTCCCAATTAAAATGTCTTACAACTGAACAATAAGTCTTATAAAAATAAAAGTCAAGAAATTTTAACAATTATTTAACATAGTGCTATTTACTTTTTAAATTAGACATGATAAGGTCTAAAAGCTATATTTTAAGGAGAAATTATGTATAAAATTAAGAATTGGGAAAAGTTTAACCTTTACACTTCTAAAAACCCACGTTATCAAAAGAAAATGCTATGGTTTAAGGTTTATGGCACAGACCTAATCAATGATGTTAATTTCTTTAAATTATCCCACGAGGAACAAGCTTTACTTTTTAAGTTTTGGTGCTTGGCTTCTGAAAACAATGGAAATTTGCCTAATACTTTTGATATTTCTTTTAGGCTTCACTATCCTGTTGAATTCATTGAGAAAATGACAAAGAATCTATTTAATAAAGGTTGGTTAACAGAATGTTATCATTCGGATACCATAGACAAGAGTAGAGTAGAAGAAATAAGAGAAGATAGAGTAGAGGAAAGTATAGTAGAAGATAGGATAGGTTTAGTATGAATATCCATGAAATAATAGGTTATTTTGAAAAAGCATATAAGTCTGGTGAGAATGAATATCAATGTTTATGTCCTGCTCATAATGATAAACATGCTTCACTTGGGATAAAACAACTATCCGATGGGCGTATTCTTATAAATTGTTTTGCTGGGTGTGGTATAACTGATATACTTGGTGGCGTTGGTTTAAGCCTAGATGATATAGTTCCTAAACGTCTTGGTGACTTCAAACCTCTTAGAAAAGCATTTAACCCTTACTCTGTTCTAAAGACTGTAAGCCATGAAACATTATTAGTGGCATTAGCTTCTATAGAATTAAGTAAAGGCAAAACCTTACCACTAGAGGACCATAAAAGACTTATGTTAGCAGCAGAAAGATTAAGACAGGCATATTCATTATGTCATTAGCGGACAAGGTTCAACAGTTAGTTATTAATGAAGCATCTGTTCAAAACTATTTTGAGAGCCGTAATAATGACGAACATCTTAATATTAAGAATCCTAGTGAATATATACCACAAGTCGTAGCATATTTTAATAATGAATTAGAAAGTGGAAAGACTTTACCTTGGACCAGCACTTATGACAAATGGATGCTTCGTAGTGGCGAGACTACATTAATTACTGGTTGGAGTGGTGCAGGCAAGTCATTACTACTTAACTATATTGTTTTACATTTACTTAAAACAAGTAAGTGCATGGTGGCTAGTTACGAGATGCAACCTAAGTCTACACTTGCGAGATTTATAAGGCAGTCTTTAGGCAGTAATCATCCATCTAACGAATACATAAATAAATTTTGTAGTAGTGCTGATAGTAAGTTATATATTTATGAACAAGAAAATACAACGACCAGCAAAACTATATTAAGTTCTATTTATTATGCAGTTGAACAACTTGGTGTAGAGTTTATAGTGATAGATAGTTTAATGAAGGTAGGCGATATAGCTGAAGATGCTTATAACGACCAAAAACTATTTATGGACAAAATATGTGTAGCTGCAAGAGATACTGGATGCCATATATTTGTTGTAGCTCATGCAAGGAAAGGTGATGAGCATGAAGGCAAAGCACCTACTAAACATCAAGTATCAGGTTCTACTCATTTGACTAACCTAGTGGATAATGTAGTATCGGTTTATCGCAATAAGAAAAAGACTGACCTTTTGGAAGCAGGTAAACTTGATGATGACGAAGTTAAGCGTATGCCTGATTGTATTTTATATGTATGTAAGCAAAGACATTATGAATGGGAAGGTAAAATACCATTATGGTATGAGCCTAAAGGTATGAGATATTATGAGAAGCCAATATGAAATTTGAAGATACAACTTGGTTTAAGTTATTCGGTGATTGTGAATACAAAGTTACTTTTAATGATGGTAAAATAATTAAGTCTAAAGGATGGCATGATGATAAAATGGTCGCTCACGCAAAACAACCTAAACAACCTCATAGAGAAGTTAAAGGGTCTTGACTGGACAAAGCATTGGCGTGTAACAATTACAGATACAAAACTTAACAGAAGTTTGGAACAAAATTTACGCTTATGGGAATTATATACAAGCGTAGGTAATCATCTAGGTGTTGAGAAAGATAAAATACACGAACTCATGGGATATAAGTTTTTACGCTTTCAAACAGAAATAGCAGGCAACCCTGTAGAACTTATAAAGTCTACAACAAAACTCACCACTAGCGAGATGGCAGCTTACCAACAAGAGATAGAAATATGGGCGCAAGGTTATGGATGGGGATGGGATGAGTAATTATCGTAACCCTAAATTACTTAAACTTGCTAAAGATGCACCATGTATGAATTGCGGTATTATGGATGGAACTATAGTGGCAGCACACTCTAATCAGTTAAGAGATGGCAAAGGTACTGGAATTAAGTCTCACGACCACCGCATTAGTTACTTATGTAGTATGTGCCACGCAAGAATAGATAATGGTAAAGAGTTAAGCAGAGAAGAACGTATAGAGCTATGGGAAAATTCACACAGAAGAAGTATTGCATGGTTATTTACTAGCGGACATCTGGAGGTAAAGTAATGGGTAAGGGAAGCTCACAAAGACCTATAAGAGATAAAGAAGTATTTGAATATAATTGGGATAAGATATTCAACAAGAAAAAACGTAGTGATGACGTATCACCACATCTACAAGAATATGAACTTAACAAGTCTACAGGTGAGTTGCAGAAGGTAGACAATGGCGACTAGCCCTACACAATTATCACTAAAAAAATTAAGAGAAGAAGGATACCTTGTTGATGTTGTAGAGAGATGGATACCTGGGGCGAACATAAGAAAAGATTTGTATGGCTTTGGAGACCTCTTATGTTTAAAAGGAAAAGAAACTTTAGTGGTCCAAACAACAACAGCAAGTAATATGTCGGCAAGAGTAAAGAAGATAGCAGACCATGAAAATGTAAGTGCAGTTCGTAAAGCTGGTTGGACTATTCATGTGCATGGTTGGCATCAAGATGATAAGAAGAAGTGGCATTGTAAAATTAAGGATGTCAGTTGATAACAACAGATAGGTTACTTGCAATACTAGATGATTGGGCTTTATGGATGCACACATCTACACATAAGTTATCTTATCCTAGTAAATCATTAGGCATGGTGTCAGGTGGTGAGTCTACCACTGATGCATTTCAAGATATGTGTTCAGCTCAAGACATGACTAATGTCAGAACACTAGACGTTATTATACATAGTTTACCTAAAGAACAACAAGACGCACTTTACTGTAAATACTTAAAATCTAGGAAGCCACTAGCGTATGAATACAAATTAGAGATAGCTATGGATAACTTATTAACGATAGCAAGTAAGCGTATCAATGCTTAAAGCATTTGACAAAACTTATTTCCATGATATAATCGTTCGTGATGGGATAATTACGCCCACTCATTTAGTAATCTCCAACTTGCCCTACTTGAATAGGGCTTTTTTTTATGGTCAATGTTTGTGAACAATGCGGTGAAGCATATGACTCAACCGGTTATCCTGTTTGCCAAAATTGTCAGTTTGATACATTTATTAAATTAAGGAAGCCAGATGAAAGCAATAATGAAGGGCAAAAAAGTAAAGAAAGTAATGAAGGAATTTAAAGCAGGAACTTTAAATATAGGTAAGTCATCTAAAAAAGTTACAAACCCTGAACAAGCTATAGCAATTGGTCTTGCTATGGCAAATAAAAAGAAAAGGAAATAATCATGCCAATGGTCGGAAAAATGAAATTTGCTTACACCGAAAAAGGTAAGAAAGAAGCTAAATCATACGCAAAGAAAACAGGTAAAGCTATGACAGCTAAACCTATGAAAAAGGCAGCTAAACGTGGCAAGTAAACCAGGCTTGTACAGTAATATTGCAAAT